TTAAAGTCCAAGTTTAAATTTCCAAGTTTTTAACAAACTAACCGTATCTAAATCATTCGGGTGGAAACCTGGCTTAAAATAAGCTAACATCTCTTTAGCCATACCCGTAATAATGCCTTTCGACGGGCTATAACCATATTTATAAATCACAAACAACTCATCTAAGTTTAATTTATGGTCTTGCTTTAAAAGACGAACCACAAACGAAGATTGAATTGCGAAAATAAGAGCCATTGCAAAAACAAGTGAACTTGTGCGTAAAGCATAAGCTTTTACACCTTTACCAAAGACACCTTCATACACATCAAATGCGACTGCTTTATGTTCATTTTCTTCTATTGCATGCCAATACCACATGGTTGACATCGTTTTATCTGTCATCAACTCTTGAATGTGGGTATTAACTAAAAGCTGAGATGCAATGGTTGCAGTAAAATGTTCAAGGGCTGTAGTAGCAGTCAGGTCCACCATTTCTTGCGTCATACCAAATGGTTTTACGAGCTTTGCAAAAGTTTTACGGGCAGTTTGAATAGCCGTATCGGTGAACTTTTCTAAAGTTTCAACATCATGACCAAATTTTTGGGCAGAAGCATTAAAGTTTACATGCTCTTGTGTATGCATCGCCTCTTGACCAATGAAAGCACTGATTTCTTTTTGTAGCTCTTCATTGTCTTTAATTGCTGGGTGATAACGCACAGCACGCACACTATCAATAAAGAACTTTTCACCAGCTGGAAATAGCGCGGATAACGCTGTCATAAAATGTGTAAGTTCAGCGGAACCATTCATCCAGTATTCTGGCACATCATTAAAATCAAAGTTCATACGACGTACAGGAAAGCTTGCCCCTGCACGATTTGTGATATTCACTTTAGCATTCATATTGAAAGCTCCTTACCAGTAACCTAAGTTACTTAAACTTTATTGTTCGTTTTCTTGATTCTTATCATACAAACTTAATAAAAAGGCTTAAGTGCAAATAGGGACATTGAAGTATCAGTTAAGGCCAGCTTTCAACTGAATTGTCTAACAATTCGATATAAAAAAAGCGCCCCAAAAGGAGCGGTTGTTACTTATATAAATCAGTAGGTTAAATAAGATTGCTACACTTTTGTTGCACTATTTTTTAAAACTGCATTTGTCTTGTTTTACGTATTTTTAAACTACATTCAAAATAATTTAAAATGTAGTTTAATAGAAATGTGCCAACTAGTCTTATCTGGATAAGTGCAAACCAACTCTAAGTGGGTTAGTTGCGACTATCTGAGAGATAGTTGCACTAAGTATCTGTTAGCTGCTTAGTTGCGAGTAGCTTTAAGCTACTTGCAAATAATTAACTGAGTGACTTAAAGTCACCATATTCCCTGCTCAAAGCTGAGCAACACCCTTTTAAGACTAAATCGTAAATCCTACTAACTAGCATTTAGATAGTTAGTTGTAAGTGACTCAAAAATATCCGCAAAAGTGATACCAGATTATCCCGTATCACTACTCCAAAAGTGTAGTAACTCCTCTCATGCGAATTTCATCTAATACCATGCACTTTATTGGCAAAAACCAAAAAACTAAAATTCAGGCAAAAAAATAAGGGTATATGCAATCTGCATACCCTTTTCGCCAAAAATGACGTAAACCCCATATTAGGTTAGCTCAAGTTTTCATTACGAAAGTTTCGTAGTTATTGCTGTAACGCCTTCACAATCGCACCGTGCCTTGTTTTGCAATCATTATATTTTGCAACCGTATCAACTGACCAGATCATTAAATCTTTGCCAGTTGTGCCATCAATTTCATTTAAATTAGGGCACGGCTGGATGAGATTAGCTGGTATTGCCGGCTTTAATGAGTTCATTGAGTTGCTGCACCCCAGCATCGTCAACACAGCTAGACTTATAAACAGGACGCTCCACGATCTTTTGCACTTCACGCTCAATATATTCGACTTTGGTGCTTTGCTCTGCTTTGACTCGTTCATAGTCTGCGCTCACTTTATTGATCTGATTTTGCTTTTCGGCAAGTGCTTTCAAATTCTTGCGCTCAATATCTTGGATCTGCGATTGACACTTTTGTTCAGCTTCTTTTAACTGGCCAGTTTTGTAATTGAGTATGGCCAAAGATATGGCCAATAAAAAAGCGAGAATCACGATAATGATTTCTCGCCAGTATTTAGCAGCAAATACAATCCACATCATTGAGCCCCCATGCATTTTTTATGTCGGTCAATCTGCCGTAACCACACGCCATAGCATCCGTTGGAGCGAATAGAGCAATCGCGCTTGGCCACGTACTTCCATTTCAGTAATGCATCACACGCTTGGCGTGGCTGGCCTTGAATTAAAAGCCGGCGCATTGAAGAGCCACTCCATGCGGATTGGCCGAACTGATACATGAAATCTAGATAAATGTCATATTCAGTTTGAGTTAATTTCACACCTGGTAAAGACTTACGAAATGCAACCTCGTCTTTAGAGATATGTGCTCTAGAGATCTGGATTGCTCGTTCTTTTGTAATAGGTTTATCAGTCATTTTGACCGAAGCGCCATTTTCATATTTAGTCGAGCCAATCCCAATGGTGGGCACGTTGCCGCTATCTAAATAGGGCTTTGAGCTATACCCCTCGTGCCCAATTAAAGACGTAAAAAAAGCAGCCGAAGCTGCTAAGAGTGTTACTGCAATTTTATTCTTGTTTGTCATGACTATCTTCGCCCATTAATTTTTTATGCAATTCTTCATCACGCTTATTTTTCTGCCTAGCGTAGTACCAGTTCATTAAAAAACCAGCTAAACCAATGATGATACTGACCCAAAATGCTAAATCGATTGACCCGATCCACGCCGAAACTGCTCCTGCCACACTTCCCCCGTATGTTGCACCCTTACTGGCCGCCAAAGCGGTCGATGTATCTATAATTTGCTGATTGTCTGCCATGCAGCCCCCTAATTTCGGCATAAAAAAGCACCCAATTTAGGGTGCTTCATAACTATTGGATGAGTTAATCTCTTAAAACTAACTCATCATTTTTGACTAAATACTTATTTGCTGATATCTGGTGATCTACTTCTAAAAACTGTTGCCCCTCTTCAAGATGAATTGTTTCAGCTAGAAACTGAGGGCACTCAATTAAGTTTTGTATTTCACCAGTTTCAACCTCATAAACTGCAAAATATGCCATTACTTCCTCATCGTCATTGCATGAATATAACGTTGAGACACATTCATGGAACCACCAGCAACAACTCTCAATTGCAATTTGAATGTCCCCGCTATTCCTGTTGAATCGTGTCTTGAAATATTAATTGTTCCAGCACTACGTGAATTCCCCCGTACGGTAATGTTATGTGTATGGGCGCCTCCTTCCGACATTGCTACATTACCACTCAAACTAATACTGTGGCTGTGTGACCCACTGTTGTTTGTGTTGCCATTAGCACTAAAAGAATGGCTGTGGAATGTACCACCCGCATTAGTAGAACCAGTTGTTCCACTTACATTGTAGCTATGGCTATGTGAACCATCTTGCCCGGTATTACCTGAGACATTTACAGTTGAACCATTGTGATTGTGCGAACCGTTTGCATCAGTAATTAAAGCAACTGAATTATGCTCAATGAAGTGAACTTCAAGATCCTCAAAAACGACTTGATCATTTTTAAGAACTCGACAATAAACTTGCTGTTTAGGGCTGTAACTAGTGAAACTAAAGACAGCGCCAAAAGTTAAAACTGTATGCCCCATATCTGACGGTACATTTAACGTCTGAATAGTCACATATTCAGTATCAACACCCACTGAAATTTCAGCAAACGCTGATACTGGAACAGTTACGGCATGATCAGCAATCTTCAAAGTATCAACTGCAAGATCAGCAATTTTACCTCTTGTCACTGCAAGATTATCAATTTTAGCACTTCCAACTGCCAAATCAGCAATCTTACCGCGTTGCACAGCCAAGTCTTTAATATGGGACGTATCAACGGATTGATAATCCATAATTGCAGCTTTCAAATAAGCAGCTGGAGGAAAAACAGTTCCAGTTAATGGATCAGTAAAAGAAGTGGTACGGAAAATAAATGGATATGAAACAGTGCCATTACTACCGTTTCCGATTGCGATAGAATCAAAGTTAAAAATAAACTGAGACTCTACGCCATCATTGGCACCACCCCAGCCTGCAATTTTGCCATTCACATCAAGCTTAATGAACTTTTGTGCATATAGCCCATTGACTGATTTAGTGACCTCTTGAACAGCAGCTTTATTGCCGTTCAGATCAGTCTGAACTGTATCTGTGCGAATTGCTTGTGCTAGATCACTTTCAATACGTGCTGACTGTTCAGACCATACGCCAGCATAACCTCCTTCATTACCTACTAAGTCGGATTCCGAACCAATGAGCGGCGGATTAATTTGTGCATAGACACCATCAATCCGAATCGTTTGTGCAGCAATCTTATCATCAACATTTTTGATTTCAGATTTAACTTGAACAATGTCACCAGTAGTTGCTTTGTCTTTCATCTCGATATTGATGTTCTTGATAGCTTCAATATTTGCTGTAGATTGATCAACACCAATTTTTGCTGATTCACGAACAGTTGCAAGAGCACTGTCATTGCTAGCAATATAAGTATCAATCTTTTGAACTGTTACCTTATCGCCTTCAATTCGAGCTTGAACTTCTTGCTGAGCGTACGCACGTAAATCATTAACCTCGACAACTGTAGTATCAATGCGTTTGCTTAGTGCAAGATCACCCTCAATCATTGCGGATTGAACAGACCAAGTACCTGCAAAACCTTGATCGTTACCTATCAAATCTGATTCAGAGCCGATCAATGGCGGGTTAAGCTGTGCATAAACGCCATCGGTTTTCTCAGCAACAAGTGAAAGATCATTTGCAACAACTTTAATGTCCTGCTGAACTGCTGCAATACCATCTTCACTTGATTTCTTAACCGTTTCTACAACTTCAAGAACACCTTTATCACCATCTTTAATTTGCTGCGATAAACCATCTTCGGCCTCTTGAATTGCATTTTTACGGTCTAGAACTTCCTGAGCAATTTGATCTTTCGTAGCTTTTACATCAGCTTGTCTGTCTCTAACTTCTTGTGCAATCTGATCTTTCGTATTTTTAATATCTTGAAGAATACCCGGAATTTGAGCATCAATATTTTCAATATGATCGATCTTAGTTTGCAAGTCTTGGCTTAGCTCTGTTTCTGAAATTTTACCTTCCAAGATTTCTAAAATTTCAGATGCATCAGCAGAAGTTGTTGCACTTGTCCAATCAGACCAAGGACCAATATTACCGATCCGGTCAATCAAGCGTCCACGATAGAATTGAGTTAGGTTCGGTTGTAACCCTTGAATCGTATGTGTTGAAGTTGGATAAGCAAATAACCCCAATTGGGCAATATTGCTTTTGCCATCTGGCGAAACTTGGATTTCTGTATAAGCAGTATCAAGCGCACCAATTGAAGGAAAACCCCAATTTAGGCGCATACCAAACAAAATACCTGTTGCTTGGATGAATGCTAAAGCCGGAGGTAAACCCTGTTTACCGACTAACTTTGTAAGTGTTGAATATGCTGGCAATGATGAAATATCAGAGACATTAATTGCTGTAACCTTCGCTTGATAGTTACCTGCATAAATACCCGATACCTCGATTGAATTATTGCCAGTAACTGGAAGCTTAATCCAGCTACCATCATCTTTTCGCCATTCGACCAGATACTTAACAGCTCCTTTTGCTTGTGTCCAAGACACAACCATAGTGGCAACATTAATACCTTGATCTACCCGATCTTCGCTTGTAATAACAATATTTGAAACTGGTTCTTGAATATTGGGATTAACAATTGAAATTGGCACATCGATATAATGAGCACCATGATCGATTGCATCAAACTTTTTCGGATTGTACTCAAGCGCAGTAATAGTAAATTGATGTGAATCACTTTGAACTACTGACAAAACCCTAAATTTAAGTGTTGCCAAATCTTGAGCATCAATAACCCAAACGTTTTGAGGTGCAATTTCATCAAAAGCTACAGAAACAGTTATGACCCGACCTGTAATTGATTGAATAATACGAGTTTGAGCTTTCCCGTTTTCTCCATTAATTACTAGACGGTCCCCAGCTATTGCAACAACGTCATCACGATCAAGAGTAATGCTTTTTCTATCTGCTGAAATTGCTGAAATGCGACCACCGTTTGCTCTTCCAGCAAAAATAGGATCCGCAAATTCAATCACTTTACCCGGCAAAGGAATATGGCCGTCTAATCCAACTTTAAAAGTCACAGTTCGCGTTTCAAGTTGCTCAGACTTTAAAGCCCACAGACCTGCTCGTTGTGCTTGTCCACGCGAAGTACATCCCCAAGCATCAAGCTCAAGTAAGCGCACCTGTTTCATTTCAGAAATGGCTTTCTCATCACGCACAAATTCATATTCAGTCTTATAGTGATTGGCTGGGTTATCCCAAGCTACTTTTACTGCATTATGTCTATCACGGGCGCGTGTGCCATTATGATCCGGCTCCCCGATAATGTTTGCACGGGTATATGTGAAATAGGTGTCTTGTGGAATATCAGCATCACAAACAATGCTATCTCCATCCCAATAAGTTATCGCTCGAAATACTCCAGCTAATTTTGTAAGAATGCTATAAGCATCTTCAGCGCTCTGAAGATAAACGTTACATGTGAAACGTGGTTCTTGACCGCCTAATCCGTCTGGTACCAACTCATCACAATATTGGGCTAAACGGTATAAAGACCATTTATCAAGCATTCCATCTGTAATTCGCTCACCAATTCCATAGCGCTTAGATGTGCAAAGATCATAGTAAATCCATGCTGGGTTATTTGAATATGCGCGTTTAAAAGTACCATCCCACATGCCAACATATTCGCGGGTATCAGGGTTGTAATTTGTCGGTACTTTAATTTTTACGCCCTTCAAATCAACTGCTAATTTTGCAACTGAGCCACCAAAGGTTTCTGCATCATATTGCAATGAAACTAATGCTGTATTTGGATAGCGTAATTTCGCGTCTATTACTTCAGTGACAGCCTTAACATACATTTTGTCGCTGATATATTCAGAAGTTGAATTTGGCGTAATTCGGCGAACACGAACAAGCCAGCCAATATCAGCTTTTGGAAGGTCAATACGGTGCGGACGCTCATAGTTATCAGATGTTTTATCTGATATTTTTGCTCTTAATACTTCTGACCATGCACCGCCATCTGTTTGTAAGTCCACCGCGTATTCAATGGTATAGCCTGTAACATCGCTCGTTGTTGGGTCTTGGTTGCGTAGTGGACCCCAACGTAATCGTAATCTAACAGCATCAAGATCAAGGTTATTAAAAGAACGTACCCACGGTGTAGATGATTTAAGCTCTACGTCAATCGGGATTTCATTTTCAACTGCCGGGAAGCCTTCAATGTATTCTTGATCGTTTGTTCCGGATCTAAAATTAACAGTAACGTTTTCAAAGTTCTTGTTGCCGTTTTCATCTTGTAACGGAGTATCTTCAAGCAAAATTGATTGATAGCCGTTTGCTAATCCTTCGACCTCACCCTCCGCTAGACCAATCAACTCTTTTATATAAGTTTTAGATTGTGCGGAGTCTGGTGCCACTACTGGTTGTCTTGGTTGCTGGCTTCCCTTTTTTGCGCCTTTTACCATCGCTGTCATATCAAATCCCACGCAATAAAAAAGGCGCTAAAAATCGCCTATAATCTAATAAAATTTACATCTGATCTTCTGGATATTGACCAGCACTTAAAACGAAGCCGCCGACTTCACGTCTACCATAGAGAATCGGTACTGGATAACCTTGAGCGGCTGTTGTAACCGCACTACCAAAACCAAAGTTTGCCCGGTTCCCGTCTTGATTTTGATTTTGAGTAGTTTGGGCTTTCGGCATGAGCATTGATGCAACCCCTCCCATAGCCATGCCAGCACCTGCACCTATCAATGCAACCTGAGCAGCCTGACCAATACCTGGTATAAATGAAGCAGCTATCAGAACTACCCCAAGAACTAATTGTAAGACTCCATTATTACCACCAGCCCCCATTACACGCGGGACGATATGAATAGTGTCTGTATCAGTATTCATGTCTAGCTGCTCTTCACCAATATTGTCACCAGTGATTACACGCTTGGTTTCATGGTCATAAATTGCTGGACGTTTCTTGCCACGCTTATTACTTAAGCCTTTACCTTTAAGAAAAATTGCAAAAGCCAACCCTTGCTCATGGGCATGTGTCATGAAGTGTTCAAAGCCAGCGATCTGAACTGATAAAGCGCGCATGGCTTCACGCGTATTTGCGACATCGAGCTTAAATTCACGACCGAACTTTTGACCCAAGATGCCGTACAACTTAATCGTTTTTAACATCTCTATGCCTCAAGATTTTTACAGTACGCTCATGCCACTGCCGACCATAAATTTCTCGTACTGACTTTCTGTTATACGGATGATGAAGGATTAAACTTGAACCTATGCATTGCTCAGTTTTCTCAGATTTAAGCTGTCCATTATCACCAAGCCAAACAACCGCATGATTAGGATGTTCAGTACGCCCAACACGACAAACAAGCATATCGCCATATTGTGGTGTATCTACTTCATAGAAGCCCGCTTTTTCATAATTTTCGAGGTAAAGTGATGGATGGTCCTTATCTTCCCACCATGCATCATCCCGCTTAAAATCCATAAGCTCTATGCCCATTTCACGACTATAAAAATCACGTACAAGCGCATAGCAATCTTGCCAGCCATGAAAATAATTACGTCCTACTAAAGGGGCGCGATAACTGCAAGGCTCGTAGACTTGAAAATCAAGATCCGGATATGAACAAATTACCCAAGGCTTTTGATGTAATTCAATTTGAATCAGATCAAGTTCCGAAGCTCTTGTTGTTCCATCTGGATGAGAGTGCACATAAGCTAAGATTTCGCCTTGATCTTCAGCACTTGCCAAGTCTTCAGGATGAATTTCAAACTGATCAGATTGTTCAGCGATATTGCGACAAGCCATATATTGCTTATCAATAATCACACCACAGCATTCAAGCGGGTAACATGCATCAGCATGGGCCATGATTGCTTTTTTTAGTTTCGCAGTAAGCTTCATTTAGAAAAACCCCTTGCAGTTTCCACATTTTGTGCACTTCCGCTCTTCTTGAGTTGGATAAGTAAGATATACTTGACCTGTTGGTTCAAAAAGCCCACCACAAGGGCAGCTAAATTTAATTAAATAAGCTTTTTTCTCTTTAATCTTTCTTAATCTTAGAATGACAAAGTGAACCGCATAGCTTAAAAAATGAATGATTAGCGCCCCCACCATCCCATAAAATATTCCTGAAAAAATATTCATAAGACCTCACAATAAACTTGAAGCTGGGAACCCACCAAAAGGTAAAGGCTTATTTTTACCAAATCGACATTCACAACCAGATAATCTGTACGAGCAACGATCTAAAGCAGGATTGTCTGTAGGCTCATCTTTCTCGGTAAACATTGCTGCCCCGGTGTAACCACACTCTTCCCCGCGATACTCCCAACTACAATAAGAAGTAATTTGACGAACAGGTATTTTCAACCCTTCGAAATCAATCGGGTTTGAAAGCTCAAAAGTTACTTGCTGAGCATTTTCTGATGTCTTCTGCTCAATAAACCAAGTTTGTTCTTTAGACTCGTTTGATGCAGAGAGATTGCCAGCAGTGAAGTTTTCAGCATCCAAATACTTCGCAAGCGTAGTAATAACTTTCAGCTTCGCCCCAGCAAAGTCTTTAAATTGCAGACAATAAGCAGAAACAGCATGCTGAATACCGTTAATGTTATTTGCCATTGTTAAAGTTGGCGCTGAAGCTTTACCAGTTGAACTAAGTTCTAGTCCCGAAACCTCCAAAGCCATTGGCTCAAAAACTTGACCCTGCCAGATAATATTTCGGTTCCATACCTTCTGGTCACCAACATCGAATATCTTTCCAATGCTGCCGGTATCTGCACCGATCAATCCTTCAGATCCGATGGATGAGTAAATTTTTTCCCAATCTTGAAAAGCTATATGCCCGTGGAAACGTAAAATGCCAGCTCCAAGTGAGCTGGCATCTAGTTCATACAAATGGATTAACCCATCTACATACAGCTTCTGGAAATCACTATTCAGACTCATGAATTACCTCGTCATAAATAGGATTTCCGTCTTTGTCCATAACTTGAACATCGTCAAAAACAGGATTTCCCTCGCTATCTACTGCTTGCACCCATTCGAATACTGGTTCACCATTTTCATTAATGACTGGTTGATTTGATAGGATGGGTGTGCCGTTTTGATCTGTTTGAATGTGGGTTACTGGCTTTTTATAGTTCTTGCCATCCACAATTACAGCTTTTCCTTCATCATCAAATAAATCTTCGTATTTAGTGATATAGGTCAATTGCGGTGCATATTTTACTTGCTGGACCATACGCGGTTGTTTTTCAGTACGTGGAATTTTTCTGACGATTGTCTTTTTAATGCTGTTTAATCGAATATCGATCCAACGCGGTTCGCCATTGGCGTTGTTTGGAATATCTATTGGTGCATCAAGATTAGCAACAATGTCACCCTCTTCATTTAGCTTTTTCTTGAAAGTTTTAATTTCAAGATCACCATTCTCTAAAGTTTGATATTCAACAGCGCAAATCTTATTGCCGTGAGTGTCGGTCGGAATTTCAATCCACCAACCTTCTTTCGCAAATCCTGAAGACCCTTTTACCAAATAATGACCAATCCCTACTTTTTCAAAAGTAATGTTCTGCTCAGCAGCTTCATCATTCGGTTCGATTTTATCTGCAAACAATTTAACAACGGGTGATGCTGACTTAATGAAACCATTTGCATCCACAGTTGTATTTTTTGATGACAAGATTTTACGCCACGGCTGAAACGTATTTACATTCCAGTTTACAGACCTGACATAAAAATCGGAGTTATGCGTTATGCTTAATTGCGCACAAGCATCAGTTGAGTCGTTAAGATCTAAATTAATAATTGCCTGAGAACCATTGTCAGGATAGTCTCCAGCACTTGAAACATTATCACCATAATTTTGCCAATAAAAGGCATTACCATTTCCCCTCAATGTTGATAGTTTTTGACTACCTAATCGAATTGACTTCCCAACTCCAAAAGCGCCAACCTCCATCACATTGCCTGTAGCAGTACCTACATAACGACTAGCTGCATGAGTATTATTTGTTAAGTTTTCATTCATTTTTGCGCCAGTAGAGCGGAATGTGTCGCCGCCTGCGCCAGTCGGAGCTGAACCAAGATTAACAGTTTGAATCGTCATTTTCTTACTCGCATAAAAAAGCCCCTAAAAAGGGGCTTTAAAGGGGTTTAAATTAAGGGTAAAAAACTTGGGTGAACGTCGTTGAGATTTGCCAAACATCACCGCCCAAACAGCGTGGTTGATATTCTCCAGCTTTAACTCGAACCTCACCGTCCAAAGGTGAATCCCAAAGGAACGAGTCAGCACCTTTGTGATCATCAAAGAATGCTTTGATTTGCATAATTTCAGCTTTGTAAGCCGTTCTTTGATATGTCCATTCACCAGATCGGTTATTGATACCTACAGCAATGTTTTGTTCATAACCATCACCGAACTTAGATGACAAAGTATTAAAACGTTGGGTATTACTATTCCCATCTAAGTCACATTTAAATGTGAATTTACGATTACTCATCTTTTTTTGACCACTCAACTTTCATACTAACCGGACTATCTTTAAAACGTTTTTTGCAACTTTCTAGATCATTCGTATCTTGATCTGGAGCGAATAAACCTGCCCGCCTACTTTCACGAACTCCCCATTCTTTTAATTGCTTGTCCATTAAGTCAACAATTTTAGTACTCTTAGATTGTTTTTTAAAAATGAGGGCAAATGACAATCCAAAGACGAAACCCGTTGCATATTCAATTAGATTAAAATCAATTAAATTTGCACTTATGTAGAAAACTACAGCAATCAATAAAGCAAGCAGAAAAGTCATAATGTACTTTTTCACTTTTGTACTCCCATTAAAAAACCCACTCAAGAGAGTGGGTTTATTTGGTTTTAAGTGGTTAAATTTAGGTATTAGCGTCTCACAAGATTAAACAAGACACCGCCTTGACGGCTTTCTCGTCTAGCCCAAGCATCCATTGCATTATTCAGAGATTCAGCAATTTGCTTTTGTCCTTGTGTATTGACGCTTGCGGATCCATCAGCAAACGTAATCTGTTGACTGATTTGCACATTGCCCTCACTAGACCCGTTTTGACGATTATTTAAATAATTCGTCAAATCTTTGTTCTGTTGAGGGTTTAGTACACGTTCACCACCATCTAAAAGCCATGTACCTTCACGCGGGATATTGTCTATACCGTTATGAGCCATACCTTGGATTGTTTGAGCTGCCATGATACCAACTGAAGCGTAACCTGTTGCCCTAACAACTCCAGCCAAAACACTTCCATAAGCGCCACCTTGTGCCAGTGCTTTTGTAGCCCCCTCTTCTGTGTTAACAATTGCTTGAGCTATTGAAGCAGCCTTAGAGGCAAAGAACATAGTTTTGTAAAGCGCATTTGACTTCCCAACACTTTGCTCTAATAGTGCGGTCATGTCTGAAAAAACCTGCCCCGTCATTCCAGCAATTTGCGAATAAACTTGCATCTTGGTTTCAAAATTCTGTTGATCCAAATCACGCTCTTTTTGTGCGTAATCTGCATCAAGTGCAGCTTTTGCTTTCAAAAACTGTTCACGAGCAGCCAACAATTGAGCGTTACGCTCACTCTCATTTTCAATCAATTTAATGCCAGACACTTCATCGTTATAGGATGTTTGGAGTCCTCCGAAATCCGAAGAATATTGATTTTGCAAATTAAACTTTGAAAACTCTTCAGGATTAAGTCTATTAAATAGGGATTGAGCAGAGTTCTGACCAACTTGAAAGACGCTGTCAGAGGCTTGGTTTAAAGTTTCAAAAATTGCATAATCCTTAGATTTTGCCAACTCTTCGCGAACACGTTTACTTAAACTATAAGTTTGAAGTATTTCTTCACGTTCACGTTGGTAACGCTTCACAACAATTTCGGTCTGGTTTAGATAACCCTCAAACGCCGACTGAATTTGTGCATCTTCTTCGCGTTTTACGGCAGCAATTTCAACTTTTTTTTGACGCTCAAGAGCAGCTTTAATCTCTAAAGCTTTTTTCGATTTCCCGTACTCATACTCGGCATTAGAGTCGATTAACTCTTTTTGTCGATCAAAGTTTTGTTCAATCTGCTTGATTCGATCAGTTTCAAAAGCAAAGTATTGGTTGTACTCTTCCTTTTTATCGGACTCAAGTTTTGCGATTTGCGCAGCATATAATGCATCCTCTTGAGCAAGCTTTTCTTTTAACTGTGGTGTACCAGCGTACGCAAGTGTGACCTTATCAATATTATCTTTATGCTCTTTTGCAAGTCTTTGGGCTTCAGTGTAATACCGAGCATCGACATCTTTTTTAGCATCATCAATGGCTTTTTGAGATTCAGCAGCCTTATTAATTAATTCAAGTTGATCTGCCTGTGTAGGCATTAAAATTGAATTGTCTACAGTAGATTTTCCAGATACTCCGGCGAACCACTTCTGGAAACCCGGTGCGTAACCAGCAACCTCTTTACGCTTGCTATCTGATAGACCACCTTTTAAATAGGTCCTTAAGCCACCTGCACCTGCATTGTAGGCCATGAGTGCTTTATCCATGGCTCCAAAATCAGCCAAATGTTTAGATAAGTCTTTAGCTGCTGCTGTTGCAATTTCTTCAGTAGAACTTTTGGCATTAAGACCATACTGCTTTCTAAACACACTCGTTGTTTGGAAAAGACCTATTGCCCCAGTACGACTTTTTGCTCCAGCATTCGCCCCAGACTCTTGAAGAATCAAGGCAGCAAGTGTTCCAGCAGGCAAACCATACAAACTTTCAATCTGAGCAAAATTATTTGCCTTAGCAACACCTTGTGCACGAGCAATTGCCGCCAACTCGTCTTTACTAAAAGTATAGTTTTTTAGATTGAAGTTCTCGCGGGCAGCAAGTAGCACATCCTTTGACAATGGTGCTTTAAAAGCATCTTCTCCATTTGTTGCGACTTGTGCATCTGCATAAACATTCGCTTTATCTACACTTACCCCCTCTCTTACAAGTGTCTTTATATACCCTTCTCTAAGTACATCTTGTTTAGCTTGGGTAATGTATTCACGTTGTTTTTGTGTCAGTGATTGCCATGCCTCAGTAGAGTCTTTGACAGCTTTTGCTTGAGCTTGCTGTGATTTAGTTGTCTCATCAGTAACATCTTTAACTAATTTTTGGATCTCTTTTTGACGATCTATAGAGTTATTTGCAGCATTAATTTTTGTATCTAATTCAGCAACAAACTTAAGTGTACTCTCACTAACCAAGCCTTGCTTTTGTAGCTGAGCAAAAGCATTCTTAGCTTCATCCCCACCTTGTTTTAAGCTAGCAAGGTACGCTTGAATCGCTGTAAATTGCTTAATATCACCTTGAACTTTCAAGTCGTTTTCAAATTGTTCTAACGCTGTAAGAAGACTTTTTAGTTCTTTGGTTTGTTTTTCAACCTCCTCACTTGCCTCAATACCTTTTATAGCTAACTGTGCTGCGGTAAAGCTTTTATATTTTTCTCGAAGTTCACTAAGTGCTAAACCTTGCTCTTCAAATGCACTTGTTGCATCTTGAGTGTGTTTGGTCATCAATAAATATGCACCACCAGCTACAGCAATTTGTGTTGCTAACATTGCCAATCCAGCAGGACCACCAAGTAAAGCCATGACTCCAGCTGTAGCGCCAGCAGATCTTGCAAAGCTTGCTAAGCCCACGCCCGCACGAACTGCAAAAATAGCAGTTTGCCCAAGTTGATATGTTGCGACAACCAAAGCAGGAACAAATCTCGTTGCAATGCCAGCAGATACGGCAATAGTTACCGCTTTAATATCATCCCAATTCTCTATAACTGTTTCGATAGCAGGAACAACATTATTTACAAGTCTTGCCTCGACTCCCTGCCATTGTAAATCCATTAATTGAAGGTTTTCTCTTGCTTGAGCTAGGCTTTTAACTAAATCATCAGACATGATTGCACCAGCTTTTTCAGCCGCGTCACCCCATTTTTTAAATCCTTCACCACCATTTTCTAGCAATGGGATAAGTAAAGAAGAATCTGAAATGATTGCTTCCATGTAGAATTTCATATCATTGGTAGAGGCTCCAGCTTTTTCCAATGAGTTATAAAATAGTTGAAGTGCTTCTGGACCGGACAGCTTTTGAAACTGTTGAATAGTTACACCAACTTTAGGGGCAATATTTGTGAAAAAGTCAGCTAAAGGCCCACCACCAGTTTGTTGGAAATCGCCTATACGATCCTGCATGTCTTTCATTTTATCTGCAAAAGATTCCAATGAAATTCCAGCAGTTTCTGCCCCTTTGGCGTAATACTGAAATTCACGCACTGAAGCATTCGCAAGCTTTGAAAACTTTTGAATATCATTTCCAGTCTGAATAACTTGATCACTAAAATTAACAAGCTGAGCCACTGAAAGACCAGCCACTGCTCCACTCAATGCACTTACAGCAATAGCAGCAATATTTAAAGAATTGGCAATCCCTTGACTCGATGTTCGCGCCTGCCGTTCAGCTCTACTTAGTGGCTCTGAAAAACTAGCCGTCTGAACCACCAGATCCAGTGTTAATCTGCCAAGTGAATTTGTAGCCATTTCTTTTCTCCGGGCAATAAAAAACCACCGTGATTAGCGGTGGTTACTTTTAAATTTAGGAAATATTTTTATGGAGTGGCTCCATAGCCTTTCATACAATTAACATAGTACTTTGAAGAAAAGTCATTGATTGCCCGTTGTCTGTACTCCTGAGAGGAATACTCTAACTGGCTATATGCATCAATCAATATTTGCCGAAAAGATTCGCCACCCTCGTTGCTAAGTCCATCTTTCTTGGCTATATCTATAGCTTGCAACATTGCTTCTAAGGGTGTGCCATCCTGTCGAGCTTTCATAGCCATTCCCGCTACTTTCATTAAATTTCGGCAAGATTCTTCATTTGCTTTTTCTACTTCTGAATTAACATTTGAGTGTGCCAGCACACATGTACATCCAATAGCTATAGCAAAAAGTGCTTTATTAACAAGTCTAAATTTTTCTAGATTCATAATCTTTAGTTCATAAAACAAAGTAATGAATCAAAAATAACATACATAAGTAATAAAGTGCGAGGGAACCCGCACCAAATTAGTTGCTGTGATACTTCTCAAAATACTCCTCTAATGACAATGAATTGTCATCGTCTGGTGGCGTTTCATGAGGCATAAATATATAAGGGTCTACTTTTGTTCCCTCTTTAACTTTGAAGCCTGTGTAATGCGCCATCCAGCTTCCAAAACTTTGCTCTAGCCGGCGACCAAAGAAAAGAGAGCCATATTTTTGACGATAGGCTCTCCATTCCATCAACTCTTTATGACTAATGTTTAATTCGGCTTCTGCTAAAGTGCTTCCACCGATTCCATTGAGGACGAGTTCAATGAGGAGTTCTCTGTCTGCAAGCTCTTCTTCCGAGACTTTCCCAAAAAATTATTAACTTCATCAGCAGCAGCATACATAGCATTTATTAAACTAGGCTCTGCTTTATAGATGTCATTAACACTTGAGAAAAAAGGTGTCCCCTTTTGATCTGAGCAAATTGAACCAAGTAATTGAGCAGCTTGCATGTGAGTTGAGTCGATTTTCTTAACCTTTGAATCCTCAAGATTCTCATAATTAAGATCCCATTCAATTGCTTTGGATGCCTCGCGACTTTCCTTGAAGTTCATTTTTTTAACAAAAATATCAGCTTCAAGCTCAACCGTTTCACCAAGTTCTAACAATGAATTTTTGGTCAATTTTTTAAGTGAAGCAACATTACTTTCTGTTACTTCAACATTCCACTTGACGGCTTTTTTAACCGGAACGTTTAGAGTAGTTACACTCTGTTTTAAGTCTGTAATGCTGATCTTAGCCATTATGAAGTCACCGTACGTTTAGTTGGAGTTACACCAGAAGTACGAATCAATGTGAATGAATAACCAACTACAGAATCGACTTCAAATGCATTAGGTGCAGTAGGATTAATATAACCCTTGAATGACCACCACATACGATCCTCTGGCAGATCAATACCACTGGCTGGATCATAGGTCGGAGGGGTTGCAGCATGACCCGAACCAACATGCCATTCTAAAATCTCTCCAGATTCGGCAATTTCAATTAATTTGTCATGACTGGTGTTCTTATCATCGTAATCGATTTCTACTGCACCTTCACCGGGATCACGCATACCGCGAACATACTGTTTTGAGTCTGCATCAAGACAAGTTACATCAATTTTTTGAAATGAATCTTGCCCCAAGTCAATCCGTTTAGAGCAAACAAAACGAACCACTTGACCATTTAACACAGTAAATAACTGTGTTTTTTGAGTTTTAACATTAGCCATTAAGAGCGCTCCTTTTAGGCATAAAAAAAGCCACCGAAGTGGTGGCATTGGGGTTGTAAAAGTGGTCTATTGGAGCTGGAAGTTTGTCATTTCGGGTTGAAATACCATTTCCAGCTCTTTGATCTCGTTATCTAAAAATTGCTTTTCTTGCTTCCATGCATTCATATCTTTAGCTGAACAACTCACCTCCTGTTTTCTCTTTGCGCGATAACCAACTACATGGTTGTATCTAGCCCAATTTGATTGAAATACCTGTGTAAGTTGCTTTGTCATCCAGTTAAAGGCTTCAATAAACTGCTCTTTAATCGCATCGGCTTTTTCACCATTGAAGCCCATAACTAAAAACATCCATCCATCTTTAGTCATTTGATAGAACTTTCTAGGCTTTCCATTCTGTAACTTGTTGTTTTCAAAGCAAAGCGCAAAATTGCGTTCACGGAACTTCTGTGAGCACTTCATATTTTTTATTGATCTAAGTACATCAGAATGTCGTTTTTCAAATGCCTCAGCTACTGCATAGCTCGTGGTTTTGGCTTCGCCATTATCATTAATGACCATTGCCCGTAAATTCAATGTCGTCATCATGTTCATAAGATTTCCTCTTACTTGCTCATGTTCAAATAAAAGAACTGGCAGGCACACTGAACATGAAAAGTGTGCTTTTCGGGGATCAGCCTAGCCAGTGGTTGCCTGAGAGCAGGCATAAAAAAACCTGCCGCTAAGGACAGGTTTATTTAGAAGTAAATTTTTTAGCGGTTTACGATCCAGCTAACGTCAAATGAATAATGAGGCATTCCTGTTACTGGGTCCTTATCTGCTTCACCATATCGAACTACATAACAATCAAGTTCAATTGCAAAGCGAATTGCTTTCGCAACCTGATCAACAACATCCTCATCAGTTGCATATACATCAATTTGAATAATTGCATTATCTGAAACAGGACGTGAATCAAGGTTGCTATTTGAATCACCAGAAATTGTTTGCCATGTCACATATGGCGCTTGTGGCTCATCTGGAGCACTTCCAAACTTCCAGACTCGCAAAATTCCATCGCTTTCAAGTAGAGCCTTAACCGCTGGATCTGCTCTGGCTAATTTAAAAATTGGAACATCAATCATTAAGCTGCACCTAAAACCACGCTGAGTTCAAAATTAAACACTTGAACAAATTTATCGGTAACTTGTTCAATGTTTTCGTATAAAGCAGGGCGTAAAAACGGAGTAGCAGGCTGTTTACTTGTGCCTAACTCAAGGAATCGCCAGTAAAAGACTCGTCCGTCCGCTTGGTAAGTTTGACCAACACGCCCAGCACGTCTATTTTGAGCATTGTTTGTATATGGGATACGTGCACCACCACGCACTCCCACGCGCATAACCAAAGTGTTTTTATTTCTACTCCGGCCATTTTGAACAACAATTTCTTTCCAGATTTTTTCAGGAGTGGTGGGATCATCTAAACGTTTAGCTTTTTGACGGGCTGCATCTCTTGCAATGTTCATTGCCTGCCGCATCGCTTTACGGGCAATACGTTTTACAGTCTTGTCATTACCAATTGCCCGCATTCGTCTTAATGTAGGCTCCAAGCCATGTATTTGAGTTGTCATAATTTACCCATTCCATGCTTTTTCGCCTGTAGATAAGTTGATGGTTAAATACTCACGGCGTGAGTCGGGATCTCGCATAGGGTTACCATCAATCTTGTAAAAGTACCCATCAAAAAGTACCCGCATTGTGCTATCAACTTGTTTTGTTGTGCTGCTATATCGCACCTTAGCACGGGCCTGTATCGAGCTATTGGCTGCTTTGGCCGCAATAACATCCCTTGTTGAAAGGTCAGTAACTTCCGCCCAAATTGTTGCAAAATTAGACCATGAGGTGATTAATTTTCCTGTCTTTTGGTCTTGAGTTTGTATGGGCTTTTGAATGGTGATGCGGTGCTTCAATTTTGGAGTAATGCTGGGCATATTAGACCCCCATTTCTCTAATAGGCTGCAAAATATCCCAATATGCTTGAGGTTTTCCTTCTAGACTTCGGCTGTACTTATACTCAATAAATATCAACCGGGCATTATCTAACTTCTTGCAGTCCACAATGTCCGTTTCAGAAGTTCTTTCTGACTCATTTGAAATAATTTTTCGGTCGATGTCGATCGCTATTTCTTCATCGGCTTGAGCTATCCATTCAAGAAAAAGCACATCCTCATCATCGTGATCAACTCGACATTGCAACTTAGCTCGTTCGAGTGTGATCATTCTGATTTCACCTGTTTTGTGATTTTAACTGGCCTCTTTTCTTCTTGTGGTTCTGCCAAAACGCCTTTATCTAGCAAATGTTTTACTGTTGCTGGATCAGCCTCGCGAGTGTCACCAGTTTTATAAAACTGATCGCCAAAATGTTCACGCTTAACTTCATACTTCATTTCAATCTCCTAAAAGAAAGGGGCTTTCACCCCTATCCAATTAAGATGTAACAACAGGTTTTAAGTCGCCATATACAAATGCCTCTGGACGATAAACAGCTAAAGCTAGACGTTCTTCGGCAAGGATTGTGACCAAGTTCTTAACAAAGTCATCTTCGTTCTCTGTTGCAACTTCAACACGTGATAACCAACGGTCGAAAATCTGAGCACCCATTGAGAATGCACCAGTCAAGAACTTACCTGCTGTGATTGCTTGAGTTTCTACAACTGGAAGGCCCCATAAAGTAGGGTTTAATGTACCTTGTGGATTACCAATAATGTATTGACCAGTTGTGTCTTTCAGAGTTTCAATGCTTGCCCAGTCAATCGGGTTAAGAACATGGCCACTTGCAGGATATTCAGCAAGAATCGCTTGGAGCATTGCATAACGCAAAGTATCAATGATCGTTTCTTGTGATGGTGTTACACCTGTAGGACGAACATAAGCAGTCGCTTGAGGAATAATCCCAAGTAAGTTCTGACCAGTACCGTCACCATTAAGAATTTGCTGCTCTTCTTTGAAAGCCAATCCATAACGCAAACGGCCATCAATGTATGACTGCAATTGTGAAGCATCATCAAGGATCTGACGCGAAGCTTTCATATAATGTGCGATAACTTTGGCAGTTGTACTTACAAGGTCAAACTTAAGGTCAGACTCAGGCTTTTTAGTTCCTTCAGCTACCATACCAGCGCCATTTGTAAAGCCAGTCTCACGCACGTATTCAAGTGCATTTCCATCCATACGGCCCTGCATTAGAAGGTCGCGAATTGTTAGCTTTCGGTCAGGTGGAGCAATAATCCCCGGAATTCGTGTAGTTTGGACCAAGTCGCCTGCTGCCCCTGCCGTATCCGTAGTTGCAGAGGTAATGGTGGCTTTAATTTCTAAGTTAGCTTTACCACGTTGACCTGCTGATCCAACGAGGGATTTAAATTGCTCAGATTCAACAAATTGACGTCCTAAAGATTTTTGCTCAGTAGGCTGGTCATTTGGTCGACGCGCCATTTTTTGCTCTAGCTCATCTAAACGAGCTTTAGTCTCATTACATTTGGTAATGGCTTCATCTGCTTTGTTTTTTGCATCTTCTGAAATTTTGTCGCCATGTTCACGCTTGCCTTTAAACTCTTCGGCAATACCCTTAACGGTGTCTACGTGTTTCTTAAACTCTTGAGCGAGTTGTTCTAGGTTTTGTTCAGACATTGCTGACTCCTTTTAAAATATTTAAAGCATTAGAAATTGATTTCGCTTCTTTGGTTTCTTCCTCTGACTCGCTCAGAAGAGAACGCAAGCCTTTGCTAGCGATTGCAGTAGCTTGGTTTTTTGAAAATCCTGACTCTCTCAAGAATTTTTCAAATTCTGGTAATGTTGGCAGTTCGCCATCATCTAATTTGGACTTAACGGAAGTGATGAGGCTGCGCTCATTTGCAGGCTGAGTGACAATCGAGATTTCGCTAAGGTCAACTTCAACCAATTCGCGAACGCCATTTGTCTGTTGATTAGCCTTTTTGGTTGAGTAGCCAATGCTTAGGCCGTCTATAGCGCCAGCCTTTAAAAGTGCATGAGTAGACTTGGCTCTTGGGACGTCATCTATAAGTAACTTGCCTTCAACATAAAGGCCTTTTTCGTCTTCATAGATGTTTGTGTAGACACCAATAGGTTCACTATCGTTATGGTTCCAAAGAACAGGCGGCATCTTATTTTTGGCGCGCCATTTGGCGATGGATGCTGTAAATGCACCCGGCAAAATTACGTCGTTATACCAATCAATATTTCCAAATACGGCACCATAGCCCGAAAAAAAACCGTCCTCTTGGACGGCTTTGATCTCTAAATTAAAACTTTTTCTAGTCATTGAGGATTCCCCTGATTTTCTCCAAGTGGCACCATCTGCATTTGTACCGTGAGTTTATCGGCCGCTGGATCTGTGGATGCTGGCAAATCCTCCAACTCTCGCGCTTCATTTCTCGTCATTAAACCGTTCTGCGTCATTTTTACGTAGAAATCACCACGCTTAGCTACGTCAGAGCGCAGCAAACCATCTACCGAGAATTTAGGACGGTATTTGTATTTGTCTTGAGGCAAAAGTAGCTTACGAGCGATTGTTTGCTCATA